TTATTGCTCATACAAACCCCATTATTCTTGACTCTGCGGGGCGAGTGCCAGGGGGCGAGATTTGGCTTGATTATGCAAGCCTGTATAAATTTGTTGTTAAAACATCTACGGATGTATTGATAGCAACTTACGACAATGTAGGTGGTAGTTTTAATGCTAGCGCAATAATTGCTAATTTCACGGGCAATGGTTCAACGGTTGCGTTTACTTTGGCAAGCAGTCCTGCTAATGAAAATTCAACAAATGTTTACATTAATGGCGTGTATCAGCAAAAGAATACTTATTCTGTATCTACCACAACATTAACGTTTTCTCAAGCCCCACCAACAACGTCATCTATAGAAGTGTCATACGTATGATTACCCCATCATTTGCATTGACAGCTACCGAGCGTGTTTTGCCAAACATGGCGTTGGATTTTACAACCGCTGCGCTTGACCCTAGAGTGACATTTACACGCTCTGGCAACACCGCAACTGTTACAAACTCTAGTGGATATGTTGTTCCCATTAACGCAAACTTGCCAAGGTTTGATTTTGATCCAATTGCATTAACTTGCAAAGGTTTATTGATTGAAGAAAGCAGAACTAATAATTTGCTTTATGGTTCTGATTTAACACAAGCAACATGGACAAAAAATAGTGCTACTGTTGCGGCAAATGCAGCAACAGGGCCTGATAATACAACTTCAGCTTCGTCATATATTCCTGATAATGGCGCAACTGTTGAATGTTTGTTGGCCTCTGCAATTATAATAACAGCGAATAAAGATTTTACAATTTCAGGATTTTTTAAAAAAATAGGCAACGCCGCTGGGGTAGCATTATATACAAGCCAAAGCAATAACGGGTTTCGTATTGGGCTCGATTTTTCAACCGGATTAATTTCTTATGCCCAACCTATTGGAACCGGCACATTGCGTAATTATGGTGTGCAAGCCTATCCAAATGGATGGTATAGAATTTGGGCTTCTGGAAGATTGGGAGTTGGCGGTGTAAACGGGCAATTTAGATTTATATTGGCCGATGCAAATGGCGCAAATATTGCTGGAAATGGTACAGATGGTATGTATTTTTATGGCGGCCAATTTGAAAATTCTACTGTTGATATTTCATTTGTTACTAGTTACATCCCCACAGTCGCATCAACAGTCACCCGCAACGCTGACGTAGCAACGATGACAGGGACGAACTTTAGTGATTGGTATAAACAGGCTGAAGGAACTGCGGTTGTATCAACTACAACAAAACAAATCACTAATGAATTTGATTATGCAAATTTTGCACAAACTGGTTCTGATGACAATAGAGTTAGATTATATTGCAGCGTAGGTAGTGCTGTTAATGTTACTCAAATAACAGCCGCCACAACAAGTTATTTTGTTATTGCTGGTGCGCTTGTGTTGGGCGATATTATTGTTGCTACAGGTTATAAAGTATCAGATAGCAATATGACACAAAACAAAACAAACGGTGCTGATAACACAAGCGTTGTTGCACCTACAAGTATTGATAAATTGTTTATAGGATGCTTTGTTGATAATGTAAACGTCATAAATGGATGGGTAAAGAAAATACAATACTACCCATACAGATTGACAAATGCTCAATTAGCATCAATAACTTAATTAAGGAATAAAGCGATGTCGCTTACCAAAGTAACTTATTCAATGATTGAAGGCACTCCCGCAAACGTGCTAGATTTTGGTGCTGTAGGCGATGGCGTGACCGATGACACAAATGCAATTCAAGCCGCTATCAATTCTGGCGCAAAAAATATTTATTTACCAGCAGGTACTTATAAAACATCGGCTACATTGCTTGTTTCTGGTTCTGGAATCACAATTTACGGTGATGGAATTGCAGGAACAATATTGTTGCCAAATTTAACGGTAACGGCTGGTATTACTATTGGCGGTGTTAATGTCGGTGACAGTTCTATCAATACCGTATGTAAAGATTTCACAGTATCAAGGGCGGCTGGAACGCCACCTTTAAATTGCGTGGGTATTTTGTGGACGAATTTTAATTACGGCACAGAAATAAACACACGTTGCACACGACATTACTACCCAAGAAAAATTACTTCTAACCAGTATCCACCGTCTATTACAATTGGCTATCGTGGCTACAATCTCCAATCAGATAATGCCGTTCGATCCTACGCATTAATTGAACACGTTGCAGGTGTTTATTTTTCTTTTTCTGAGTTTGGTCGCAATGGCGGTGAATCTTATGATCCTTTGTATTGCATTGAAATAACTGGTGATGCAAACGATGTTAATTTTGAATCTTGTGGTTTTATTCCTAGAGGCCCGACTCCAAACAGTACAGAATCAGCGGTTGCATTTACAAATTATTTAAACACAACTGGTTACTTAAACTTTATAAACTGCAACACAGAAAACTTAAAAAATGGTTTTGTTTCGGATGTAAATACCGTTTTATTAAATCAATTAAATGTAATCGGTGGACGATATGCGGTTTCTACAGCGGCAGTTGCTCTTAATGCCGCAACCGTTTTAAAAGCATCTGCTTTCATAGGCGGAAGTTTTAGTAATTTAATTTCTTTTACTAATCCAGTATGGTCAAAAATTAGTGACTGTATAACAAACATAGTTACCATTACTGGCAATTCTGGGTCTGATTTAATATTTAACAACAATACAAACTTAGGTACTGTTGTATTTAATGGCACATGGGGTGAATTATCAATTGTTGGCAATACATGGTCTGATGCAGGGCCAACCGGAACGTTTGCGGGCGGCACAAACAGGCTTGACGATAAATTTATAAACTACCGTAACGGTCAATTCGTTGTAACTAATACTGGCGATGGCACATTTGGCGGTCAATTAAAAGTAGGAAACTCTGGTGGCGTAGGACAGTTAGACGTCCTTTATTCTGGCAATGCGTTTCCCACTCTAAATGTCAAAAATACAAATGCCGCACCAACTTTTGATGTATCGGAAATTTTAGTAAATGCCGCTGCGTCAAGTGCTTATATGTTTGCTGTTTATTACGCAAACGTAGCTAGTTCTGCTGATCCTAAATTTGCTTTCCGTGGCGATGGCAATGGGTTTCTTGATGGTTCATGGACAAGTCCTGCTGCTGACTATGCTGAATATTTTGAATGGGTTGACGGAAATCCTGCTGACGAAGATAGGCGAGGCTTTTCAGTTTCTCTTGTTGGCAACAAAATAAAAAAAGCTGAAGATGGTGATGTAGTAATAGGTATTGTTTCTAGCACACCAACAATCGTAGGCGATTCAGCCTGGAACAATTGGAATGGCAAATATTTAAAAGATGATTTTGGTTCTTATGTAATGGAAGATTACGATGCTTATACATGGACTGAAATTGTTAATGGCAAAGAAATTGAGCAAGGTTGCGCTGCGGATAACATTCCTAAAGGCGTAATAGTTCCTGATAATAAACAAACAATTGTTCGTCAACGTCAAAAATTAAACCCATTATTTGATGCGTCTTTAACCTACACACCAAGAGAAGATAGAAAGGAATGGTCTGCTGTTGGGATGATGGGCAAATTAAAAATGGTAAAAGGTCATACAACTAATCCTAATTGGATAAAAATGCGTGACATTTCTAGTTCTGTTGAAGAATGGTTAGTTAAATAACCATGAAACACCTTGAACATCCCGCATACGCTCTATTATTCATGGCCATCATTGGCTTGTTAACTAACAATTGGTTAGCGGGGGCGATGTTGGGAGTTGGGTTCTTTTTAGGTCGTGAACACGCTCAGGCTGAATACCGTGTGATCCAAAAGTTCTATGAAGGCAAGCGAGCAAATATGCCTTGGTACGGTGGGTTTGAATCCCGTGGATGGGATTTAAAAAGCATATTTGACTTTGGATTACCAATCATTGTTACTACAATTGCTTTAATTATTATTAAATTTATAGGCTAAAAATGACTACGCCTTTAGACATTATCTCAAGATCACTAAAAGATATTGGCGCACTTGAATCGGGTGAAACCCCGACAGCGGATGCAGCGCAAGACGCTTTTGAAATGCTTAATGATCTATTAGATCAATGGTCAAATGAAGGCATGATGGTCTACTATCAGACCGAAATTGTGTTTCCAGTGGTGTCTGGGCAGACTCAGTACACGATTGGCCCAGGCGGTCAGATTGGCGCAATCTTTACGGGTTCGATTTCAGGTACAACTTTGACTATTAGTGCCATTGCGTCTGGTGCGATTGCTGTCGGGCAAACTTTAAGCGGCACAGGCATTACACCTGGCACGACAATTACGGGCTTTTTAACGGGCGCAGGTGGCAACGTTAACGAAGTTGGTACTTATACCGTCAGCCTATCGCAAACGGTGGCCAGCACCACGATAAACGCTTATTATCAACGTCCTACGGGAATTAATTCTGCTTTTGTCAGGATCAATACAAACTCAAACGGTGTGCCAATTATTAACGGCGGGTTGGATTATCCTGTGGCTGTTTTAGGGATTGACCAGTACGAGATGATTGGGTTGAAAACGCTGTCAGGCCCGTGGCCAAAGGCGATTTACTATCAGCCGACTGAACTGTTGGGTAACATTTTCGTCTGGCCAAATCCAAGTCAGGGTGAGCTGCATTTGTTCTGCGATACACAGTTTGCCAAGTTTATGACGCTGACCAACACGATTAACTTGCCGCCAGGCTTTAACATGGCGTTGCGTTGGTGTTTGGCTGAACGATTGATGCCGATGTACGGCAAAAGCAATCAAGTACAAATTGCAATGATTAACGGTTTGTCAGCGCAATCTAAAGCAACACTTAAGCGTACAAACATGAAACCAGCACCAGTTGCTCGCTATGATGATGTATTGCTTACAGGCAAAGCTAAGGATGCAGGTTGGATACTTTCAGGGGGTTTTAGATGACTACTACAACGTTTGTTGATGGCGTAACTGTCATTGAAGCAGATTGGTTAAATGATGCAAATAGTGTTATTTACAATGGCACATTTCAGACTAATAATGTGCAACTTGTTACCCCTACGCTTGGAACTCCAGTATCGGGAACTTTAACTAATTGCACAGGTTTGCCATTAACAACAGGCATAACAGGTACACTTCCTGTTGCAAATGGTGGTACAGGCATCACAAGTTTAGGAACAGGTGTAGCTACATTTTTAGGCACACCATCAAGTGCAAACTTGCGAGCTGCGTTGACAGATGAAACTGGCACAGGATCGGCGGTGTTTGCTACCGCACCCACCATTGCATCACCAACATTGACAGCCCCAATATTAGGCACAGTTGCATCGGGCAATATCTCAGCTTGCACTAGCACTTCAATGGTATTAGTTACCCCAAATATAGGTGCGGCAACTGGTACTAGTTTAAATACTACTGGCAACCAAACCATTACTGGCGCAGGTAAACAAGGTTACGCTACAGGTTCAGGCGGTGCTGTTGTTCAATCAACTGACAAAACAACGGGTGTCACTTTAGATAAATCAAATGGTCAAATTACGATGAATGCTGCCAGTCTTTCGGCGGCAACAGTTGTTTCGTTTACGCTGACAAACAGCACAATTGAGGCTGGCGATATTATTGTAATGAACCATATCTCGGGCGGCACATTGGGGGCATATATATTTAATGCTTCAACGGCGGCTGGGTCTGCATCAATTAATGTAAGCAATTGGACTTCTGGCGCACTTGCTGAAGCGATTGTAATTCGCTTTGCTGTGATTAAAGTTGTCAGCGCATAAGGGGTTTTAAATGCCTGATTTTGGTTTTGTTGGGGCAAGCTACGAAGCACCTAGTATCTATCAAGATGCTCAGGAATGTATTAACTTTTTCCCTGAAATTGACCCAGTAAAGCCTCCAGGCGAGCGAGGCGTGGTTGCCTTATATCCGACACCAGGCTTAATTCAATATGTACAGTTAGCAAACGCACCAGTTAGAGGAATGCGAGCGTTGTCTGGTGGGCAAATTTTAATTGCAGTCGCTGGTGCAAATGTATATTCAATCAATACATCTTGGCAAGCAGCGTTAATCGGTACGCTCTCAACAAGTATTGGGTATGTATCCATTACCGACAACATTATGACGGGCGATGGGTTAACGGCTTACATGGTAGACGGTGTGAATCGTTATACATGGGTTGCGGCAACAAATACCTTTGCAACATTACCCCAATCAGATGGTGCATGGCAAGGTGCTACGGTTTGTGATGTGATTGACGGTTATGTGGTTTATAACCAGCCAGGCACACAGAATTGGGCAAACACGGATTTAGATTCTCAATTGTCTACGGCGGCTTTGTACGGCACAAAGAATGGTGCACCCGATCCCATTATTTCTTTATGGTGCGATCATCGTCAGGTTTATCTATTAGGCGAAAAAACAACTGAAATTTGGGTAGACGTTGGTGGCACAATTCCATCCATTACCACTTTTCCGTTTCAACGCATTAGCGGCACGATGATTCAGCATGGTATCGCTGCACCGTTTTCAGCAGCCCGTTTTGCTGAATCCATGATGTTTGTAGGTCGTGATGATCGAGGCACGGCTACCATTGGCATGATTAACGGATATGAATACGTTAGATTGTCTACCCATGCGGTAGAAAATACAATCCAAGAAGTGTATGTAGGCAATGCAATTGCGTTCACACAGCAAATTCGTGGGCATGAAATGTATGTTGTTACGTTTCCCGACGCTGATTTGACATGGGTTTATGACTTTCAGACAAAGTTATGGCACAAGTGGCTATCGTGGGAAAACGGTGAATACCATCGTCATCGTGCAAATTGCGGCACTTTTTTTAATGGTCACAATATTGTTGGCGATTATGAGAACGGATCAATTTACAATGTTGATTTAGACACTTATACAGACAACGGCAATACGATCCGTCGGCTTCGTCGCTGCCCACACTTAGTTTCTGACTTGCAACGGTTTTACTTCCATGAGTTACAAATTCAATTTCAGCCTGGCGTTGGTTTAGTTAACAATTTAAACCCCTATGCAGCAATTGCAGGAGTAGCAATAACTGGTGTAGCCATTGTTGGATCGGGGGCGGTTACTCCTGGCGTTGATCCTCAAGCAATGTTGCGTTGGTCTAACGACGGTGGTTCTACTTATTCAAACGAACATTGGACAAGTATTGGTCAAATTGGCGCATACAAGAATCGTGCAATGTGGCGCAGACTTGGTTATGCACGGGATCGAATCTTTGAAGTTGTAGTGACTGATCCGGTCAAAGCCGTAATTGTAAGTGCTAATTTAAAAGCCTCGGTTGGTGACAACTAATGGCTAACCTTATCTTCCCTCAAAGTCCATTTCTTGATCCAAATGGAAGGCCAGCCCGTGAGTGGATTCAATGGTTACAAAACCCTGACGTTAATACAATTACGGCGGTAACTTTTAACGTTGATAATGTTATTTTAACTTTGCCGCTAGAAGTAATTTATGGTGGTACGGGATTAACGGCAATACCTACAAACGGTCAATTATTGATTGGTAACGGTACGGGTTACACACTTAACACATTAACGGCTGGCACTGGCTTAACAATTACTAATGCCGCTGGATCAATTACCCCAAGGATTACTAACACGGGTGTAGCGGCTGGGGCTTATGGTTCTGCATCGTCTGTTACGACTTTAACTGTAAACGCTCAAGGTCAATTGACGGTTGCGGGATCGGTAGCTATTGCAATTGCGGCCTCCCAGATTACTAGCGGCACAATTGCCTCGGCTCTTATTTCAGGATCGTATACAGGGATTACAGGCGTTGGAACGCTGACTGTTGGCACATGGAACGCTACCGCAATCGGCGCAGTTTATGGTGGCACTGGGCAAACAAGTTACGCTATTGGCGATTTATTGTTTGCCAACACCACAACAACATTGTCAAAATTAGCAGACGTTGTGACAGGCAATGCGTTAATTTCAGGCGGTGTTGGTGTTGCGCCTAGCTACGGCAAAATAGGATTGACCACTCATGTATCAGGCGTTTTGCCAGAAACTAATGGTGGCACTAATCAATCTACTTACGCTGTAGGCGATATTCTGTATGCGTCTGCTGCAAACACTTTATCTAAGTTACCCAAACCGACAGCTAGTTCATATTTAGCAATGACTTCGGCAGGTGTGCCTAGTTGGAAGAATCCAAAATACGGTACGTTTTACAATACGACTGATGAAGAAGTTGGAATTATCAATACTCCATACCCATTAGCTTTAGATACAACAGATTTAAGCAATGGCGTGACGGTTGCAACGACTGCTGCGGTGGTGACGGGCAGCATTGCGCTATTTGTATTGACTGTCACAGCGGTCACAAGCGGCACACTGTCGATTGGACAAGTAATTAGCGGAACTGGTGTTACAGCGGGTACTCGCATTGTTGCGTTTGTTTCTGGCTCTGGTGGGGTGGGAACGTATACCGTTGATAAATCACAAACGGTATTAAGTACAACAATATCCGCAACCAAATCTACTCGCATTACTGTAGCTGCTGACGGTGTATATAACTTTCAGTTTTCAGCACAACTTGATAAAACAAGTTCGTCTGCAAAAGATGTATGGATTTGGGCAAGAATTGATGATGTTGATGTACCTGACTCGGCAGGCAAAATAACTTTATCCGGTTCAAACGCTGCAACCATAACTTCATGGAATTACGTTTACAACCTTTCGGCAAATAGTTATTTTGAGTTGATGTGGGCGGCTGAAGATACAGATTGCATCATGCCATCAACCCCAGCTTCATCTTTTGTGCCTAGTATCCCTGCGTTAATTATGACGGTAACGGACAATATCAGCGTATGAGCGCATTACACATGATCTACAAATCTGTAGAAAATAGATTGCCATTTGGATTTGATGAGTTTAGTGAAGCGGTAGAGGATTGGGAAATAATCCCTGTAGTGCAGCGGGGCAAGTTGTTTGGCGGGGTAATGGTCAAAGGCAATGAAATTCATGTTGGATTTGCTGAAAAACCTACGGCAAGTATTCGGGGCAATATTAAGGCGGTATTAAAACCACTGTTTGAAAAGCATGGTTTTGTGGTTACAGCGGTAAAAAAAGACAATATTAACGGGTTAAATTTTTGCAAACGGCTTGGATTTGTTGAATCTGGGCAAGATAGCGATAAAATCTTATTGAAGTGTGACGGGAGTCATTATGTTTAAAGTTTATCTCAGCCGAAAACAAACACGGGCAATGTCAATTGACCATCCTATCGGTGATCCGACAGGTGGTGCAGCATACCGTGAAATGCGTGATCCAACGACTGCAATTGCAGCCTCGGCGGGTGCAAACTTGCTTGGCTCTGTGATCGGTGGCGAAGCATCAAAATCTGCGGCTGGCAAACAATCCAAAGCAGCGTTACAAGCGGCTGAAGCACAACAGCGTATTGCGTCGCAGCAAATTGGTGAAATGCAGCGTATGCGAGCGCAGCAGATTATTGAACTGCAAAACGCTCAAACTGATGCCGTTAATCGTGGTCAACAGGATCGAGCTGCTGCGATTCAGCAACTTGTCGATCAGCGTACCGACGCATTGGCTAGGATTTATGGCTCAAAAGACGCTGCTTTAAACGTTATCAATGCTCAACGTTCGGATGCTTTAAGTACAGTTGGCGAACAACGTGGCGAATCGTTGCAAACGTTTCAGCCTTATATGCAGGTTGGCCAACAGGGTGTTGGTGCGATCAGTCAGCAACTTCCGTATTTCCAACAGACATTTGGGCCTGAACAATTCAAGGCAAACCTTGACCCAGGCTATGAGTTTATGAAGCAACAAGGTCTTGGCGCAATTCGTCAAGGCATGAACGTAGGAGGTGGGGGTTCTAACATTGATCGAGCTGCAACAAAGTTTGCAGAGGATTATGCTAATACAGGCTATCAAAACGCATTTAATCGGTTTACTGGTCAACAACAGAACATTTACAACCGATTGGCAGGGATTGCAGGAATTGGACAAGCCGCCACGGGTACTGCGGCACAGACAGGATTAGGCTACGGTCAACTTGGCGCACAAACAGGTTTAGGTTATGGTCAATTAGGCGCACAGACAGGTTTAGGTTACGAATCCCTTGGGGCGCAAACGGGTCTTGGGTATGGTCAAGCAATGGCTAATACAGGTCTTGGTTACGATCAAATGATAGGTAATCAGCAACTTGGTTATGGTCAATCAATGGCTCAATTTAATCAAGGCGTAGGCGCAAACATTGCTAACTTGGCCACTGGCGGCGGTGCTGCACAAGCGCAAGGCATTACAGGATCAGCCCAAGCAAGTGCCGCGGGCGATGTTGGGCAAGCCAATATCTACGGTGGTGCTATTGGAAACCTTGGTAATCTTGGTATGCAATATTCTTACTTGCAATCACCTGCAATTCAAAAGGCATTAGGATTGGGTTCTTATGCGCCACAAACAGGCGGCATAAGCGGCGCAGACCTTACGTCTGGAATTGATTTTGCTTACAGACCTGCATAAAGGATAATCATGGCTGATAACACCATTGCGTTGCAAGCAAGACCAATGCCGCAAACCAATATTCTTACCCCAATTACAGACGTAATGAATTTGGGTCGTGCGGCTGTCGGTTTACAGCGTGAAACCGAAACCTTGCCATCTCAAATTGAAATGGCTAAGGGACTTGCATCACAAGCAACTACAGGCGCAGAAAGCTCTATATTTAAACTAAATACTGAGCAATCACAATTAGCGTTAAACATTGCGGGCGGTCTTGCAAACGATGATTCGATCATTAACGCAGGTAAGAATCCTAAAGCTGCAATGGATACGATTCTGCAAGCTAAAACACGGATGCTCGCTCAAGGTGTGCCAGCGCACATTGTAGAAGCGAACACAGCACCATTAATTACAAGTTTAGTGTCTAACCCTGGCGGGTTCTTGCAGACGCTTAAAAACGTCATTCAAGGTGGTCTTGGCGCAACAGGTCAGCAAGCATTGCAAACCCCAGAGCTTACCGAAGCTGGCGGCGCACCTGCAACATTCCAACGAGGCACGGGTGCATTACGCACTACGCCTATCATGCCAGCCGCACCTACCGCACCAGTTGCACCGCCCCAAGGCGAAGCACAAGGCGCACCAACTGCACCAGCCGCACCAGGTGGCGATATGTATGCTAAAGGTCAGCCCACAGGCAAGCCTGGCACATTCTTTGGTGAAAACGGTCAGATTGTTGACGCAAGAGGCAATGTTGTCTTTGATGCTGCGGTGCGTGATTCGTCCGGTGCTGTGGTTGACTTCAAGGCGATGCCACCGGAATTTGAACCTGGTGTAAAGCCAGTTGATAGAACGGTTGGCACAGTAGCGCAGCCTTTCCCTGTGCAGCCTCCGGTTGGTCAACAAGGCGCACCAATTGCACCACAAGCAGGCGTGACTGCGGATCAAATGGCACAGCCTGCGGGGGGATCGCCAGGCTTTAAGTTGTCGTATCCAGTTCGTAAGGCGGGCGAAGCTGCACAACGCTTACCTGCTGAAATTGCAGACGAAAACGCTGGCAATATGTACCGCAATTCGTTGATTAAGAATCAAGGCAACTTGGTTACTAACCGTCGAAACCTTGAAGAAGTAATTTCCGAAGCCGACAAAGTTGAAAAGAATCTCAGCATTTTAGGGATGAAAGTTGATAATGCTGGATTTTTGGGCGCAGGGGCAAGAAAACTCAACGAATTCTTTGGTACTGAAACAGGCATTACGCTTAAACAATTGAACAAAGACTTGGCTAACGTTGCCATTTCTAACATTCAAGCGGCTGGTGGCTCAATGGATACTGTTGCAGGTCAGCAATTAACTCGCATGGCTAACGGTGACGAAACGTATCCACCAGTTATTTTGAAGGATATTGCCCGTCGTGCAATGTCTGATATGACTAACTTGGATATGCAAGCCCGTGGCGCACAGGAATTTGCCCGTAAGTTTGGCACTGCTAACCTAAACGATTACCGTCAGCAATGGTCTAAAAATGCTGACTCAAGATTGTTTGAATTGGTTAATATTGAAAACAGTTCGATGAGTGCAGAACAACGTCAGGCAGCACGGTCAAAGTTGTTCCAGAACATGAACGATAAGCAAAAAGCGGAAATGGCTCAGAAACTGCGTAACTTGCAAAAGTTATCCACAACCGGACAACTATAATGGAATTTCAGAGCGCAATAGATTTTTTGTCAGGAACAAAAAAGCCAAAAGTCGAAGGCGGCTTTGATTCTGCATTACAGTTTTTGGAAGGATTGTCTGCGCCACCTGTTGCACCATTAACGCCACAACAAGCACAATCACAGTTTGCCCAAATTCCCTATCAAGCGGGAAGTGCGCCACCAGTTCAAGCCCCACAAGCACCGCAAGGTAATGTTGTACAACGGGCGATTGCACCTGCTGCGTCATTCCTAGATGTAACCTTGGGCGGTGTTGCACCTGGCATCATTGCGCCTGTTACTTACGCAGGATCACGGGCGTTTGGTGCGACTCCTGAGCAAGCTACACAATCATCACAAGCGGCTGCTGCGCCATTTGTAGACCCGTTTGGCAAGGCATTAGGCGTGTCTGAATTGCCACAATACAAAGGCGAAGCAACCCGTCAGATCATGGATTTCGTCGGTGCGAACATGGGCAAAGGTGCTGCATGGATTTCGCAGCAAACCGGACTTCCTGCGGCTGACATTGAAAACATGATGCAAACCTTAACGGCTGGCGGTGGTGTAGCGGCAAGTCGAGCATTGGCAGGTCGCATGGGTGTTAGCCCAGCGGTTAGTCAGGTTCAGGATCAATTTAAACAAGCCCAAGCTGCTAGAGGTCGAGTTGAACCAGTAATGACTCCCGAAATGGCGGGGGCGGTTACGCCTGAAACGGTAGCGGCTGTAACTCCTGAAGTTGCGCCTGTTGTTACGCCTGAAGGCCAATTAGTAGTGTCGAAAGCACCAGGCATTGAGGTTTCGTACATAAAGCAAACGCCAGACGTTCCTAAAGACACGCCATTTATCACAAGCCCGTTGCAAGATAATATTGCACCGACTTCAACGACAACGCCCCGTCCGACAATTGACAACCCTTTTGTCGAGCCGATGTACGCTAAAACAGGCAAATTGCCTGTTGAAGAACAGTTATATCGGGTTGAAACAATTAAAGAATTAGGTGTGCCAACAATTCGTGAAGGAACTCGAACTGGTGACGGGTTTCAGACTGCAAACGAATACGTTACGGCAAAAACTAGCGGCCCGAATAAAGACCTATTCAATCAACAGATTGCTACCGAACAACAAGCGTTGCGAAACTATGCAAACGGCATTGTTGAAAAGACGGGCGGCAGTGTTGGATTGGATGAGAACGCTTTATACAATCGTGGACAATCTATTGCACAACCATTTGATGCGTTTAAGAATCTGCTAACAGAGCAAATGCGTAATGCTTATGGCGCAGCTAAAGAAGTTGCAGCCGATGCACCAGCGGTTCAACCTGAAACATTCCAAAAGTTTTTGAATACAAACTCAAACTTTGTGGTAAATGACAGCTTTAAATCTTTGCGAAACGGTATCAAGTCGCATTTGACAGAGCAGGGATTAGTTAACAAAGATGGCAGCATTAAGCCAATGACTGTTGACCAATCCGAAATGCTCAGACAATACATTAACTCGAACTGGAATCGTGACCGCTCTGGGATCATTCACAAGCTCACAGACTCCATTGATAACGATGTTACAAAAGTAGCTGGCACAGACGTATACGAAGCAGCCCGTGGTATTCGTACCAAGATGGCAAACCTATTGGAAGACCCAGTTGGTGTGTCTAAGATCATGGATTACGATCCAAAGACCCCTATCAATCGTTCTACGGCTTTCCCTGACATTCCGAAAGCTGTTGAAAAGATGACACCAGATCAACAAGCACATTTGATTAAAGTGCTGCAAGATATGCCGCCTGAGTTACAGCCGCAAGCTCAAAAAGCTATTGCTGAAATCAAATCACAGTTTGCAAACCGTATTTCTGAAATCGGTGGCAAGGGTGAGTTTTGGAACGCACCAGCGGTTAGTAAGTATTTGAAAGACAACAACCGATCCTTGCGTATCCTAACTGGCGATCCAGAGATGGCAAGAGCGTTGACTGTTTTAAATGACGGTGGACATTTCCTAAGAATGGATAACGGCTATAAAGGTGCTGCAATCCAGTTTAAGAATATGTACGACAATCCATTGATTAGCGGCACAGCTCAGGCGTTAGGCGGTGCTATTGGTGGCGGCATTGGATACGGTATAGGCGGCGGTGGCCCACTAGGGGCTACCCTTGCGCCATTTGGTGCGGCCTATGGTCGAGGCGTTGCGGCGGGTAAAGTAGAACGGGCAGCGGCTCGCAGTGCAGCTCGGAAAGGTCAAGAAAGTTTGCAACCGATTCAAGACGTTTTGAAACGATTAGAGAGAAAGTAAATGGATTCACAAATGCTTTTTAATATTGCAATCGGTTTAGCTTCATTTTTTGGCGGCTGGGTGTTAAACAACATAACTAAAGCAATTGATCGTCTTGACAATGATGTGCGTAAAATGCCAATGATTTACATTAGCAAAGAAGAATATCATCGTGATATTGATGACATTAAAATTATGCTTAGCAAGATTTTTGACAAACTTGACAACAAGGTAGACAAATCATAGACCCGCTAACCATCCTCGCAGCACTTGGCCCTCTTGCCGTTGATCTTGGCAAAAGCCTGATTGGTCGATTTATCCAGACTGACGTATATAAACCCGTCAATATCGGTGAGTACGTTCAAATGCGTGGCATTGATCTTGAAATGTTTAAGGCAATGAATAGCGTTGGGGGCGCAGGAACGACTTACCCTTGGGTAGAGGCAATCGTTCGGCTAATGCGCCCAGGCGTGGCGGCGGTGGTGCTTGGCACATGGTCATTTATGATGATGACAGGTCAAGACAGCGCAGCAGTTAACAACTTTGCTTCTGCTGTTGGATTCTACTTATTCGGTGATCGGACTTTGTTTTACGCACAAAAGAAATGATTACAAAAAGTTTGTTGGTTGATTCAAAGACCTGTTCTGAGGACATGGCTGACAAATGGATTGACGCATTAAATCAAGTTTGCGAAAAATACGAGATAAATACCGCATTGAGAATTGCAGGGTTTTTAAGCCAATGCGGTCACGAATCAGGTGGTTTTAGATACACCGTTGAAAACTTTAACTACAGCGCAGCTCGGTTGTTAATGGTTTTTCCTCATTACTTCAATGCGGATTCCGCTAAAAATTATGAGTACAAACCAGAAAAGATTGCAAACAGGGTCTACGCAAACCGAATGGGCAACGAAGATGAAGCCAGTGGGGATGGTTGGCAGTACCGTGGTCGAGGACTCATCCAGCTTACTGGCAAAGATAGTTACGCAGCTTTTTCGATGGCTGCTGACAATAACTCGCTAGTCGAGCCTGACTTGCTTGAGCAGCCTGAGTTGGCTGCAATGTCTGCTGGGTGGTACTGGTCTACTAGAAAAATAAATAGCCTAGCAGACGCTCAAGATGTGCTTGGAATGACTAAGCGTATTAATGGCGGCACTAACGGGTTAGATGACCGCCAAATGAGATACTCACGGTTAATTGAATACTATTCAAAATAAAACCCCAATTAAGGGGCTTTTGTTTAGAAGCAATTAGTCGTGCAATTATTTCCATAACAACACGTTGTACAAGTAACCATACGTCCACCTGAAAACGTGGTGTTGGTAACACACGCTGCGTATGCTGCACTGGCTGACAACGCTAAAACAACTGCAACAATGTATTTTTTCATTTTGCTTCCTTTAAGGTGCTGGGTGGAATAAAGCCAAATCGTTTAAAAGTTTCAGCGACATTGGTAGACGCTGAGTGAACATACTTCCAATTTGGGTTATCAATCAACGGGCATGGCAACTTAGGTTGCTCTGTTAATTCGTAAGTCATTTTTTATCCTTTATTAAATAGTATCGAGCAAAGCGCACTTCACCATCATCTATCATCCAAGTCACAATGTTGTGGCCTCTTTGCTTTAGTTTAAACACAATGTCGGCAAGCCGTGTCGCATGGTAAAGCGTGATGGCCTCCCAAGAAGTAATAGGTTTCTTTTTAAGGTGCGCTAATACTTTGTCAGTTTTAGTCATTTTGTAATCCAGTACATAAGTGGAAGAAAACCGAATACAGCAAACAACACGATTGAGCCAAGCACATAACCCTCAATCGGTATGCGCTGATCTTCAGGTTTGTATTTTAAATATTTCACGGAAGCCACCCCTCAATTTCATCTTCAAGTTCACAAACTAGTTCTTTGTATTTTGGATCGTGTCTGTTACGCACAAGAATCATCACGATGTTGTGGAGTGCGTCACCAGAGGCGATGCGTTTGTACCAACTCAACCAATCAAGCCCGTCTTTATCGATGCCGTGAAACTGGATTACATTCATTACGTCATTAGCGTCTTGAATGTTTAGATTAAAACGCTCATCATCGTATTCGCTCATTTATGCACCTGTATGTAGTTAATGGCGTTGTTGCCATGTACAAATATTAAGCTGTCTTAACAATACAATCAAGCAATATTACTAGGTGTTTTCCCTAAGTGTTGTATTTTTGTTGGGGGTGCGGGTACTCGCCGAACTAGGAGTGGAGGGACACTAGCTTTCCCCGCAATTCATTATAGGTTGTTTTTACGTTTATAAAACGCTAGTAAATATTGAAAACAATCCCATGCAGAGGCTAAATCTTCTTCTGAATGTTCGATCAATTTTACATCACCATCAGCAGTAAAGAACACATTGGCGCACCTAGCGGTTGGTTTGCCAAGACCAACACGGTAAGCAGCCAGTTGCATGATCTGCTCGTGGTACGGCACAACTTTGTCGAGCTTGTCTTTGCTTTTAAAGTCGATCACTATGTTTTCAGCAATCAAATCAACTTTGCCACCGAACCCCTCATAGGCAAACGAGCGTTCTGCTTCCCATTGTTGATCCTGCCCAAAATGAATTTGAATTGCAGCATCTACTTGGTCAACGTAACGAGGATAATCGTCACGCTCGCCACGATAAAACCGTTCTAACACGCCATGCATTTGTGTACCACGATCCATAGCGTCACGGCCTGTAGACTTAGAATCGGATATAACCCGTTCTAGCCAATTCTCCTCAGTTTCGCCAGCAATGCGTGGCAAGGTCAGCGCAGCCAGTAAGACTTGTTGCTGCAACCAAGTGTTTAGACCAGGCTTGGCAACCAATCCCAACACCGTAGTTACCGATGGCACAAGGTTGCGTTCCCGTGCGTCACGAACCGTTGTATTGCGTTCTTTGCCGTTTTTACCAATGATTCGGTAAGCTGGTGAACCGTCTGCTGCATACCAATGCCCAGACTCTGAATCAACTGTTTTGATAATCATATTCCCTCGCTCTCATCATTGCGTCAGCCATCTCATAAGACCATTTAGCTACATTTGATGGGTGATCGGTTAAATCGTTGGAAGCCAAAAAACCAACCATTGCATGATTTGCAAAATAATCTCGCAATGTCATACCATGCGCCATTGAATCATCAACAATCCATGTCGGAAACGCTGGTGGACTCATTTTCATTTTTGCACCTGTTTAGCTAATGTTTTAAGCATCTCGATTGCATCCTGTAGGTCTTGCATGGCTCTAGCGTCTAAGACCATGCCTTCATACCACTGTTGAAGCCGCCAAGAAATCAAAATTGCTTCCTCAGTTTTGTTCATCAAAATGGCACATCATCTTCAAGGTCAGCGATATTGCCCTCTTTGATCTGGCGATAAGCGTCAGGTTTTTTAGTTGCTGGCGATTCCTCTGACTTGCCACCGAGCATTTGCATCTGGTCTGCAACGACTTCGGTAGAGAATTGCTCTACACCGTCCTTGTTTTGCCATTTTCGTGTAACCATACGCCCAGCGATGTACACCTGCGAACCCTTGCGGAGATAGTCACCACAAACGCCAGCAAGTTTGCCAAACGCAACAATGCGAATCCACTCGACTGATTCTTTTTCTTTGGACTTCCATCCACAGGCAATTGAAAAGTTTGCAATGGCCTCACCAGAGGCGGCAAAGCGCACTTCTGGATCACGCCCAAGCCTGCCAATGAATTCACAGCGATTAAGGTCATTTGCCATTATTTTGCACCTTTTGCAGTTAATTGAACTTTGATTCCATCGTACATAGCTTTCAACACTTCTTTTTGCGAATCAGGCGCAGACTTGTACCATTTGGCAAAACACGCCTTTAAAGCCTCTAAATCGGTCTGTGCCGCCATTTCGTCCACTGCGTAGTCCATGTCTATCGTGACCGAAACTGGAGGCTTAGGCGGCGTTTTTACAGCGGCTTCACCATCATCGTCAGCCGAGGCAATACCAAGCGCAGATTGGAGGCTATAACGTTTTGCGTAACTCAATGCGCTACCGAAGCCCTGTGCGTCTTGCTTGCTCGCAGGAATAAACAGCGTACCGCACGACATTTCTTGACCAGATTCGTGAATTAGTACTGTTTCAACTGCTACACCACCATCAGCGGTATGCAGCTTTTGCACAAACGCAAGACCGTTGCCAGATAGCGCAGGTCGCACAGCGTCAATGACTGATGCCAGACTGGAGTATGCAGATTTAAAATGGGGGTTTTTAGAGTCTTTTGCTGCGTGGTTCATAGCAGCCTGGGCTTTAACTAATGACTTAGCTAGTTCGTTCATTTTTGCACCTATATGTGATTACTGAGCAATTTGTCAGTGATTAGATATTAAGCCATCTTAACGAATAGTGCAAGTGGAAAACTTAATAACAAAAAAATAGTTGAGTTTCTTTGACAATAAATGTTAAGATGGCTACATGGAAAACATAGAAATCATACAAATTTTAGGCGGTACGACAAAGGTTGCCAGGCTATGCGGCGTGAGTGTGCCAGCCGTGAGTCAGTGGAAAGCTAACGGTATCCCTGTAGACAAGCTAGTTTTCATGGCTGGAGAGCTAGAGCGTCTATCCGATGGCAAGTGGACTAGACAAGACAACATTAACAATTGGAAAATTATTTGGCCTGAGTTGCGTAAAAAACGAAAATCGTAGATAATTGATCTGTATTGTCGGAAATGGAACGCCGATAAGATAAGACCGTTTTATTCAATGTCCCGCCCCGAAAGGGGTTCAGCCTTAAAAAAGCTGCGTTCCAGAGGGGCATTGACTAAAACGGTTTTTTTATTTTTCCCGTACTCCATACGATAACAAGCACCTAGATGGGTGGCGTGGAACGGAACATAGGCTAGTCAACACCCGACTGCAAGCCTCGCTGACTTAACTGGGTACAGCACAAGACTAGAGTACATCGGTGGGACAAGACTCTAGCTCGATTGAACATTAACTCCGTGTAGGACTGGTATCTTAAAGATATGGGTCAGGTAGGAAAGCAGTAGGAAACTACAGGCTATCCACCCTTGGGAAAGTTATGTCTAAAAGCAACACTAGGGAAAGCACCTATAAAAATAAATGGTTTATTGCTTGCATTGATTGTTAAGGTAGCTTAATATTCATACATCAACTACCCAAGCAGACCGGAGAAACAACATGAACGCACAGCAAATCGACAAAATGTTAGACGCAAGAGAAAACCGCCGTATAGCAGCAGAAAACAAATATTTTGATCGTATTGATGCTAGAGAAGAACAAGCAGAACAAATGATTGGTGAATTGGTTAGCGGTAAGTTTTATGTGTACCCAGTTGGCGGCAAATATCGTGAAGGCACACGCAGCGATTTAATAGCTTTTTTGATTCGCAACGATTACGCATAAAAAATGGGGCGAAAGCCCCTACCAAGGATAAACAAATGAGCTTTGATGAGTTCTGGTCTAAGTACCCTCGCAAAGTGGCTAAAAAGACCGCCATGCAAGCGTTTGCCAAGTTACCTACAGTTGAGCAGGAATTGGCTGTTGATGCGTTAGACACGCATTTAGACTATTGGAAACTGAAAGAAACGGAATTCGATTTTATTCCGCACCCCGCTACTTGGTTGAATCAAGGTAGATACTTTGACGAACTCGAGCTGACACCAAAAGCAATCAAAAAACCTGCATTGCCTTGGTACTCTACAGAACAAATGACAATGGACAAAGCTCGTGAATTAGCGATGAATCCCCGTCCTGGCGAGGACATGGGACAGTTTAGGGCTAGGATTGCACAGAAAATAGCGGAAGCAATATGAAAAAAATAGAAAAATTGAGCAAGTTTGACAGGCCACCGTTAAAGATTGTTGCGCCCCCAATGCGGAAGGGCAGCATGAACTTTATGAAGTACCCAACAAGAATGGCAAATACACTTTTTTACACGGACGGGACACATGAAAAGGTTGATGAGTTGGTTAGGATTGAAAAAGAAAGTACAAGAACCGATTTGTGATTGTTGTGGGCAAGTTACGACAAACCTAATTGATGGACTATGCGAGTGGTGCAGCAAATTCTATAGGGCGCACAAATGAGAGATTTACGAGATTACACACAATTGCTCAGAGTATTGGACAACGGCTACCTATTGACGCATCAAGAAATGGCTCAAATTGCTGACATTATTCGAGCGTTGAAAGAGGACGCAGACCGTTACCGCTGGTTGAACCAAGCCACGCATCAACTGTTCATGGTGAGCGACAAACAGTTAAACGAACAGGTGGATCGTGCGATGAACGGTGGGCGAGAATGAGCTATATCGTTGCATCATTACCGCCAGTCAAATGCTTTGTGCGGCGTGAGTTTTTGTATAACTTTGAAAAAGGTCACGGCGAATACGAACTTGCAATCTGGGTAAGTCTAAAAGCGTTGCGTGGGCAAGTGTTCCGTATTGAGTCGTTGCTACCCGCCTACGGTGCGTTGTACGACAAGCTACCAATACACGCCTATGTCTGGCATACAAACACGCCTGAATCATTGCCTATTGACACGCTACAGCTTTGGGATTGCATGGGCTATAAGTTTACAGTCATTGAAAAGATTGGGCTGCGTAACCTTGGGGTCAAGTTTCTAGGCAAAGACAAGCAATGGCATTTTGGCAATTACCTGTTCACCGTAGATTTTTGCGCTGACAATATGGACGTAGATACTGGATTCACGGAACAAGCTGAAGAACACAAGAGCTTCAACTTTATTAAGTTAGAAAACGGGCAATTTGCGATACAGCCAAATAACCGTTGCTTATGGTATGACCAGTCGCTAATTCCTGTTGAAACAAGATTTCCTGATTTTCAAGCAGCAAAAACAATTTGGACAGTAGACGGAACACGCAAATGGTCAGTTGGGGATGATTGGTTTTACAACGTCGAGGAACGAAAATGAACAGAGATGATGATGACACCCAGATGTATGTTGCACAGCGTCAATGGGTCGGGTTAACAAACAATGAAGTTAATGAAATAAGAGAAAATATATTTAAAGAATATGAAAAAGCACTTTTAATTACTAGAGATGTAAACGAGCAAAACGATTACAACGCATGGAATTTTTATAAACAAATAGAAGCAAAATTAAAGGAACGCAACGGTGGATAACCAACCAGACTTATTTACGCTAGTTGAAGCGCAGTCTCTAAACAACGAGATTCAAAGATTAAAAAACTTAAACCATTTGTTAATAACTTTGGCGCAAGAACTTGGCGCAGCTAACGATATAGCAGAATGGGACGATGCGTGGAACAAGTTAGCCAAAGTTATTATTGCAGAGAAAAACAATGGCTGACTTTGACCCTCACGATGCTATTAACTACATTTACACCACAGCACCGTTATACGGACAAGCTAAAGGTAAGGTTGCAGAGCTTGAGGCGTATAAATCTAGTCTGAAGTCAATTATGATGAAGAAGTCTGGCGAACTAGCTATTGGGGCGCAAGAGCGAGAAGCCTACGCAAGCGATGAATACCAAAACCTATGCAAAGCCATTGGGGAGGCCACAGAAGCAGCTGAAACGCTTAAATGGCGGCTAGAATCGGCAAAGATGCGTTTCGAGGCATTTCGCACAGAGCAAGCAAGCAATCGACAAATAGAAAGGTTGACCAAATGACCGACTACAGCGAATCGTTAATTAAGTTAATGGCGTTAGTCAAAATTTACCGTCAGCTAGTCTTAAAAGCTGAATTTGACCAAGCCGCTGACGTTGCCGTTGAAATGCAGCTTTTAACCAATGAGCTACAGCAATGGAGTGAAGATCAATGTACAGAAACCCCAAACTCTTAGTAGCTTGTCGAGAACTTCCGTGCCAACTTTGCAATACTGAGGACGGTACGGTGGTTGCAGCCCATTCAAACCAGTTGCTCGATGGGAAGGGGAAAGGCATAAAAGCGTCGGATTACCGCATTGCAGCGTTATGTTTCAGTTGCCACATGGATTTAGACCAGGGCAATAAGCTGACCAAAGACCAGCGCAGGGAATTTTGGGAAATGGCGCATCGCAAGACAATTGGCGAGCTGTTTGAACGTGGATTGGTTAAATGCTAGTTACCATGCAGTTGCCCCTACCGCCGAGCATGAACACCTATTGGCGAAACTTTAGGGGGCGCACGATCCTATCCAAAGGTGGACGGGATTACAAAATAGCGGTGCAAGAATACGTTACTGAAAACAATATTCCGAAACTTGGCAAAGAAAGATTAGCGGCAATCATTAAGATATACCCACGGGACAAACGAGCTATTGACCTTGATAACCGTATTAAGGCGGTCTTAGACGCTTTACAAGATGCGGGAGTCTTTGAGGATGATGGACAATTTGACGAAATTACTATTGTTCGGGGAGTGATTAAATCTGGTGGTGGGTGTAATATAATAATTAGTACACTTAACGAGGCGCAAGATGGAAAAAGCTAAAGAGCTAGAAAACGCATCACGATTGTTGATGGTTTTGTTGCACTCGGCAACAATTGCTCATGTTTTGCATTGGAAAACGACTAGCTACTCAGTCCACAAGGCACTTGGCAAGTATTACGCACAAATCCCTGATTTAGTTGATACTCTTGCGGAAAGTTTATTTGGCAAGTATTCTACGATTACGGATTTTGAAGATCATTTTATGATGGAGTATTCTCCATTACAGTACATGACTGAAATACAAGATTACGTTGTAAGTCAGCGTAAGATTATTGCCCAAGATTCAGAGATTCAAAATGCTGTCGATTCAATTATGGATTTGCTGAATACAACGGTGTATAAACTCCGTCAATTTAGTGAAGAATAAATTAATTTAAAAGGAAATATTATGCCTAACAGTAAAGCAATTGGTGTCGCATACTCTGACCCACAACTAGATTCATACCAAGTTGGTAGCTCTAACGATCCGATTGCCATTACATCGGCAAGTATTCTGAACGGCTCTTACGCAACGACTTCAGCCGCTTCTGGTGATACCCGTCTTAACTATAGCCGTTTAGCTTTCACATCAACTGGCTCTGGCGAAACTAGCCGTGTGTTTTCCACAGTGACTGGTGTTGGCGCAGCGGCTGGTGGCACTATTAACGGCGAACACGTTAGTATGTCAGTCAATGGCTCAGGCACAATCAGCGGTGCGGGTAACGCACTTCGTGCAACCATTGGCGGTACATCGACGAATCCAGGCGGCACTTTGGCAGCAATTCAAGCTGACTCAAACTTTGCAAGCGGTGGCACTTGGTCAAACACTTCATTTATCCGTTTCACAAACAGCGGAACTGGAACTGTAGCGTATCTCGCCAATGTACCGACAACTGGTAGCGGTCTATTAATGGCCCCGCACACTACGCAAGTAATGACCGATTCAATTCGGATCATTATGGCAGACGGATCGGTTCGTTACATTATGTGCACAACATCTGCCGCTAACCGTACTGGCGGCGCATAAGTGCAAATTAGTAAAGAGTTTTTGTTATCTGAAATCTCTGACTTAGAATCTGAATCACAAAAGGCGCAAACCTTTTTGATTCAGGCTCAAGCTACTATTTCAGCATATAAGATGCTGATAGATAAGTTAGAAGAACCAGAAGAAACTAAAGAATAAGCATAATTAACACGATTGAGGGATCATGAATTTACGGCCATTGAGGGATCGGATTGTTATTGAACCGATTGAGCGAGTAAAGAGTGAAGTCATCCAAGTTGTAATGACTGAAAGAGACAACATGGGTATTGTTGTCGCTGCTGGCCCAGAGGCTCAGAAGCACTTGAAGGAAGGCGAATTTATCCGCTACGGAACAATGGGTAATGACGAATACTTAAAGTATCAAGAATATTTTGTAGACAACAAACGCTATCTAATCATGTCGTGGAAAGATGTTTGTTTTGTTCAGTAAAAGGCAAAAATGCACAAGAAACCTGAACCCAAAAAGAAAGAGCAAAGCGGCAAGATGCCGTTAGCTGCTCTTATCATTGCTTTCAAGCGGAAAAAGAAATAATGGCTAAGTCCGTATCCCTGTCGGTCAAGCGTGGCGAAAAATTGCCAGTAAGCAAAGGCGCAGGGTTGACAGAGAAAGGTCGTGCCAAATACAACGCAGCAACGGGTAGCAACTTAAAAGCCCCAGCACCGAAGCCCAAGACGGAAGCCGATAAGGGTCGCAAAGCATCATTTTGCGCCAGAATGGGCGGCGTTGTAGCTCAAGCCAAAGGGCCAGCGGAACGAGCGAAAGCAGCACTTAAAAGGTGGAAATGCTAATGAAAACTGGTTTATACGCAAACATTCATGCAAAGCGTGAACGCATCGAGAAAGGTAGCAAAGAAAAGATGCGTAAGCCTGGCACAGAAGGCGCACCAACAGCTAAAGCATTTAAATTAGCGGCTAAGACTGCTAAAAAAAGGTAAATAATGCCACGGGCAGCAGATATGCTCGGTTATCGGACAGGCTCACAATTCGGGGCTGGACAAACCGTTGACCGATCAATACCGATGGCTACACCTACGGGTGAATTCATCCCAACACCGCCTACAGCAAGCCAAGAAGCATGGCAAGGCGCACTATCTAACCCTAGCGTTGCAAACATCCTGTACGGTGCTGGTGAGGCCACAGCGTCCCTATTAAGCTCACCATTGCCGTATGTAGCAGGAATGGTTGGCTACGGATACGGTGCATTGACGGGCAAAGACCCAAGAGAAACAGGCGCACAGTTTCAGCAAGCAATTACGCTTGAGCCAAAAACAGCACTAGGACAATACTACACAGAGCAAGTGGGTGACAAATTAAGCGCATTGCCACCAGTGATAAGCGGTATCCCGACACCAAGAATAGGCGCAGGTGCAACACGCTATGCAGGGCAGCAGTACGGTATGCCAATGCTAGAGAAAAGCCTGACAATGTACGAGCAAGGCAAATTAACGCCAGGCTTTACGCCAATTTCTGAAATATTTATTGGCGAAAAGGCAAAAGGTTGGAATCCTGAGCTAAACGCTAAAGCTATTGAAATGGAAAAGGCGGGTGCTACGCCAAGAGAAATTTGGTCGCAAACAATGAATTGGAAAGGGCCAGAAGGTCTTTGGCGGCAAGAGATAGACGATAGCGGCGCATCATTTGCGGCTAAAAAAATACAGGATATGCCAAAGTACACCGATACGATAAAAACGCATGAAGCATTAACACATCCTAAATTGTACGAAAATTATCCAGGCGTTCAGTATTATGAATTAGGGTATGAACCGACTCCTGGCGTTGCAGGTAGTTTTAATCCAAAAGAACAAAAGTTTACTGTTGGCGGCGGGTCAACATTAACAAACCCTGAAGCAATAAAATCAACTTTGTTGCATGAAATTCAACACGCAATTCAATCAAAAGAAGATTTTTCTAGGGGTGGAAATCCTGAAGCATTGCCAACAATCGTACACGAATTACGAAAACAAGATTTAAGCCCATTGGAAGAAGGCGCAAGCAATTGGAAATTTGCAGCTAATAATCTTGGTCGTTCTTCCAGTAATTTGTATATGCACAAGCTAGACAAGTTAAGTCAATCTGAAAACATTAGACCAAGACAAATAACAGGGTTGGCTGATTTTTATGAATACAGCAATCAAATCAGATCAGAATACGGGCCAATGCCCAAACGAGCTGGCCCTGAGCGTGATTCATGGATGAGAAACGCTGCGAATTACATAAAAGAAAAGAATATTGAGAAAAAGCCATATTTAGCTAATTACGAAAATACAGACCCTAAAAAACAGCAATCCATATATCGGAGTGCTTCAAGGGTAATGGATAAGTTTGCCCCAGACGCTTTTAAATACCGTGAAACAGTCGCAAAATACAAAACATTGGCTGAGTTAACTCCAATTGAGCAATATATGCGGTCTGGTGGCGAAGCCGAATCAAGGGCTACACAAGCAAGAATGAACTTAGATATGGAACAACGTAGGGCAACATTTCCAGAAGAATCTTATGATCGTCCAACACAAGACTTAATTTTATTTAATAAACAAAAGTTGTCGGGAAGATTTGGAAATGATGTTTCGCAACCAACAGACATATTTTCTATACTGTACAAATAATGACTCCAAACGTCTATCTACCCTACCCAATCCCACAGAACGTCAATGAGTTATATCAGAATGTGTTAACATTGCTTAAGCAGCCTGGTGTTCCTGACAGCCTGTTAAACGAATATAACGCTGTGATCGATAATCCCGAAACACAAGACGATATTGACCAAGAAGAAGCTAACTCCGATTCAATGGCTAACGAATGAGCAACCCAGTAGGTAGACCAAGCAAGTATGATCCCGCCTTTTGTGAGCGGGTGATTGAGCTTGGGAAACTAGGTAAGAGCGTTGAGCAAATAGCCTGTGAATTGAATGTCGGCACACGCACAATGTACGAATGGCGTGACGTTCATGTCGAATTTTCGCACGCCTTGGAAGTGGCTAAGGAATTTGAGCAGAACTGGTGGGAAACTATTGCCCAAACTCACATGATTGAGGAACAAGGCGCAGCCAAGCTAAACGCTTCTATTTGGTCTAGATCAATGGCGGCACGATTCCCAAAAAAGTACAGAGAATCGGTTAAGCAAGAAGTTACAGGCGCAGATGGCGCACCATTGCTCGCTGGTATCCAAGTATCTTTCGTAAAGCCAAATGACACTAGCTCAAGCAATAGCGAAGGCTGAGTTTCCTGAGAAACTGAGTTGTTTATTTGATCCCCCACACTCCCGCTATCGAGTCTTATTCGGTGGTCGAGGCGGTGCAAAGTCTTGGGGAGTGGCTAGAGCGTTATTGATCCTAGCGGCTAAAGACAAGCTCAGAGTGCTATGCGCTCGTGAATACCAGACTTCAATCAAAGATTCGGTGCATAAGCTGCTATCGGATCAGATCAGCGAGCTTGGCTTAGACGGGTTCTACGAGATTACCCAGGCATCAATTCGGGGAAAAAACGGCTCAGAGTTCTTTTTTGTCGGGCTAAAGAACAATATATCGAACGTCAAATCCTTTGAGGGTGTTGATATTTGCTGGGTTGAGGAAGCCCAGACGGTATCGAAATCGAGCTGGAACGTGCTGATCCCGACAATCCGTAAAGAAAAGTCAGAGATTTGGGTAACATTTAACCCAGAGCTAGAAACAGACGATACCTTTCAACGGTTCGTGGCCCATCCACCCAAAGATTGCGTGATCGAAAAGATTAATTGGTCTGATAACCCTTGGTTTCCTGAAACGCTCAGGATGGAAAAGGATGATCTAAAAGAACGGGACATAGAGGCATACAACACGGTCTGGGAAGGCGTTTGCCGACAGACGGTAGACGGTGCGGTATTTGCTAGAGAGATGCAAGCGGCTGATCTTGAGGGCAGGATTATGCGGGTAGCTTATGACCCTGCGAAACCCGTCCATGCGGTATTTGACTTAGGTTGGGCAGACGCAACGGCAATATGGTTCATCCAGTTTATCGGTATGGAAATCCATTTAATCCGATATATTGAAGATAATCAGCGAACGATCAGCCATTATCTATCTGTGATGCAAACCTACGGATATGTGTACGACACGCTCTGGTTGCCGCACGACGCACAGAATAAAACCCTAGCGTCCAATGGTCGCAGCATTGAGGAAATTGTCAGAGCTGCGGGTTATAAAGTACAAATTACCGCAAAAGTGCCTGTTTCTGATAGCATTAACGCAGCGAGAACGATATTCCCCAAGTGTTATTTTGATCGTGAAGAATGTGCAGAAGGGCTACAATGTTTAAGACATTATCGTTATGATGTAGACCCAGACACTAAAATGTTTAGTAAAAGCCCATTGCACGATCATTATTCGCATGGTGCTGACGCATTTAGATATATTGGTTTAGTGGTTAATGAACCACGCAAGATTAAGAAACAGACAACGTATCAATTACCTGCGAGTTGGATGGGATGATGGAAAACGAAAACGATCCACGAATTGCTGATGCAATGAAGTTTCTGCGCCTTTCGAACGATGCTGATACGTCAAACCGTAGCGAAGCACTTGAAGATTTGAAGTTTGCCGCTGGCGATCAATGGCCAACCGAGATTCAGAACAGTCGCAACCTTGAAGCCCGTCCATGCCTGACAATCAACAAGATTGATCCGTATATACGACAGGTTACAAACCAACAACGCCAGGCTAGACCCCGCATCAAAGTGCATGGGATGAATACTAGCTCAGACGAGAAACTAGCAGAAATCCTAACTGGCGTGATCCGTCACATTGAGGTTAACTCAGACGCAGATCAGGCTTACGACACAGCATTTGATTATTCTGTGCGTATGGGCTGGGGTTATTTCCGAGTTGTAACTGACTATATTCGTGACGATTCGTTTGACCAAGAGATTTATATTCGTCCGATTGATAACCCGTTCACGGTTTATTTTGATCCAAATTCGATATTGCCTGACGGTTCGGATGCCGAGCGTTGTCTAATTACGACGGTATTAGAAAAGAAAGTCTTTCAGGATATGTACCCAGACGCTGATCTTGGTAGCTTTACCTATCGTGGAACTGGTGACGATTCAGCCGAATGGATTATGAAAGATGATATTCGGATTGCCGAATACTTCTATACCGAGCGTAAAGCGGTCAAGTTAGTCCAGTTAAGCGATGGCACAGCGGTCTTTGAGGATGAGTTGCCAGCCGAGGAAATCCTGCGAATGGCGGGAATTACACGGGTTGGCGAACGTGAGTCCATGCGTAAGCAGATCAAGTGGTGCAAGTTGACCGCTATGGAAGTGCTTGAAGAACGCACATGGCCTGGCAAGTACATTCCTATTGTGCCCGTCTACGGTCAACAGCTTGTCATTGAGTCCAAGCGTAAAAAGTACGGTTTAGTACGCAACGCTAAAGACCCACAACGGATGCTGAACTTCTGGCAAACATCCATCACCGAGTCCGTAGCACTAGCACCTAAAGCGAAGTGGTTACTAGCAGAAGGTCAGGATGAAGGCCATGAACTAGAGTGGGCATCGGCTAACATTAAGTCTACGCCTGTGTTGCGATACAAGCAGAAAGACATTGAAGGTCAACCTGCACCAGCACCAGTACGTTTGCAACCTGAGCCACCACCAGCGGGAATTCTTGCTGCGAGTGCGTCGATCAACAATGATTTGCAAGCTGTATTAGGTATTTTTGACCCGAATCAAATGCCAACTGGCAATATGTCAGGCAAAGCTATTAACGGTCAGCAACAGCAAATGGATTTGACTAACTTCCATTACTTTGACAATTTAACCCGCTCGATCCGGTTTGCAGGAAAGATTCTGCTTGATTTGATCCCAAAGATTTACGATCACGAACGAGTAATGCGAATCATTGGCTACGATAATCAGCCCGAACTGGTTGTTTTGAATCAGCGCACCGTTGATGCGGCTGGAGTCACTAAGATTCTGAACGATGTGACGGTTGGCGAATATGACGTTGTGATGGAGACTGGCCCAGGCTATAACTCCAAGCGTCAGGAAGCTGTGGCCAACATGATGCCATTGTTGTCGGCAAGTCCAGAACTGATGAAGATTGCAGGTGATCTAGTCTTTAGAAATATGGACTTCCCTGGTGCGGATGTGATTGCGGATCGGTTGGCAGCGTCTAACCCATTGGCTAACATTGATGAAAAGTCAGATATTCCACCACAAGCGCAAATGCAACTAGCTCAATCTAAGCAAATGATCGAGCAAATGCAGCAGCAAATGCAACAAATGGAAATGATGCTTAAGAGTCGTGCTGATGTTGTTGCATTGCAGCAAGACGGTGAAACCAAGCGTAAGTTAATGGATGTGACTTCACGGGCGCATAATACTGAAACGATTAACGAAGCTAAAGTTAATCAAAATATTATGAATTCAATGGTTTCGCAGAATAAAGCTGAACTCGATGCAATGACCAAGTTAATGCTTGCTCGCATGGATACTAACCAGTTACAGGCTGAGATTGCAAAGCGTGACGCTGAAACACAACAAATGTACGCATTTTCTGAGGGTGAAGTTCATACAGAAACTAGCCCATTCATTCAGCGTTGACATTTAATATATTTGGATTATTATGAGCATACTTACCAGTTAGTTAAAACTGGGTCAATTCTTGGATAAAACCATGTCAGATAGTCGTGAAGCAGGAACAGTTGTAACTAGTGAAAATATTGCAGAGTTTACGGCACAGAAATTAGGTTTAGCTGACCGTGCAGATACTGAGGCTGATGATTCAGAGCCAGATCAAGCACCGGAACAGAGTGAACCGAAGTCCGAGGACGAAGCTAAAACAGGTAAACAAAGTCCTAAACTTGAAAGGCGGTTTTCTGAGATTACCAAGCAACGTGAACAAGCTCGTGAAGAAGCGAAGCGTGAACGTGAAGCTAGAGAATCTTTAGAAGCAAAGGTAGCGGAACTCGAAAGACGCACTCAGCCACAACAAAGGGTTGAATCGTTAGACGAAGAACCAAAACCTGAGCAATTCAACGATGCTTTTGAATATGCAAGAGCGTTAGCTGAATACTCTGCTGAACAGGCGTTAAAGAATCGTGATCGAGTAGAGCTTGAAAAGAAGTATCAAGCCGAGCATGACAAACTAATTGAAGTTTGGAATGACCGACTAGAGGCTACTAAGAAAGAGCTACCGGATTATGCGGATATGATTGAGTCATCCGATGTAATGGTTTCTGACCAAGTACGGGATGCTTTATTAGAAAGTGATGCAGGGCCAAGAATCCTGTACCACCTTGCCGAGAATCCTGATTACGCTGAAAAGCTGTCGAAGATGACAGTTATTAGCGCATTGCGAGAGATTGGGAAGTTGGAAGCTAAGTTTGAAAAAACTGAAACTAAACCTGTTGTGCGGTCTAAAGCACCAGCACCGATTAACCCTCTTAGGGCTACGGGCGGTTCGATGGATACCACAATCGGAAGCGATGGTGAGTTTCACGGAACGTATAGCCAATGGCGTGAAGCCAGAAAAGCGGGGAAGATTAGGTGATGGAAAAATCTAATTTTTGATTAAAGGAAATTATTATGAGTAATACTCTACTCACCATCAGCAAGATCACCAATGAAGCATTGATGGTCTTGGAAAACGAATTGACTTTTACTGGTCAAGTCGAGCGCAAGTACGATGACCAATTTGCTGTTGTCGGCGCAAAAATCGGTAACACTGTTAACGTCCGTAAGCCTGGTCGCTTCATCGGTACGACTGGCCCAGCTCTGAACGTTGAAGATTTCAACGAAACTTCTGTGCCTGTTACCCTGTCGACTCAGTTCCACGTTGATACACAGTTCACCACTCAAGACTTGGCATTGAGCCTCGATTCGTTTTCGGATCGTGTTCTCAAACCCGCTATTGCAGCGATTGCCAACAAGGTCGATGCTGACGGTCTAACAATGGCTAAAAACGCTACTGCTAACACCGTTGGTTCTGCTGGCACAACCCCAAGCGCATTGCTTACCTTTTTGACTGCACAGGCTTTTCTGGACAGCGAAGGCGCACCCCGTGACGGTAAGCGTTCTTGCATTATTGAACCATTCACTTCAGCTTCGATTGTTGACTCGCTCAAGGGCTTGTTTGTTCCATCGAACGTGATTGCCGATCAGTACAAGAAAGGCATGATGGGTCGTGACTCAGGCGGCATGAACTGGTACATGGATCAGAACGTTGTCAATCAAACGTATGGCAACTTTGCTGGTACTGCTGTTGTTGCTACCACGACTGCTACAGGTTTCCTGACTAGCGGCTGGGCATCAACTTCAACGATCAGCTTGACCTCAACTGGTGCTGTTAGCTTGAACGTTGGCGATACCATTCAGATTGCTGGCGTGTTTGCTGTTAACCCACAGAACCGTGCTGCTTACGGTACTAACAAACTGCGTTCGTTTGTTGTTACTCAAGCTGCTTCGGGTACTGGTGCAACGTTTAGCGTAGTGGTTTCTCCTGCTGTTATTACTGGCGGTCAATTCCAAAACGTTTCGATCCCAACCACTTCGGCAACTGCTGCTGTGACTTTCTTTAACAAGACTGGTACGGTTTCGCCACAAAACATCGTGATGCACAAAAATGCGTTCACTTTGGCTTGTGCTGACCTTGAGTTGCCAGACGGTGTGCATTTCGCAGGTCGTGCTTCTGATAAAGAGCTTGGCTTGTCGATTCGTGTGGTTCGTCAATACACCATCAACAACGATTCGATCCCGACTCGTTTAGATGTGCTGTACGGCTGGGCCCCGCTGTATCCCGAACTGGCTTGCCGAGTCGCAGCCTAATTTAGTGGGGGGTGAAAGCCCCCCGTTAATTAAAATCAAAGGAAATTATCATGTCGAATCCAGGCCCAGCAGTAACCATTAGCTCGCACCCACAGGTTGCGGGTACTAACCAAGCAATTCGTTTGCTTGCATCGTTTGAAAGCGTAAATGTCAACGCTCTTGGCGATACCGTTTTGCAAATCATTAACACCACTAGCTACAGCGTTTCTAACGTTATCGTGACTAACGCAAGCATCAGCCTGTCAACGGCTGAAGCAGGACTGTTTACAGCCCCTGCTGCGGGCGGTACAGCGATTGTTGCAAACGCAGCATTGTCGGCTTGTAGCTCTGCATCGGTTGTGTCACAACGCAGCGTTGCAAGCACAGCAGCTCAAGCAGGGCAAAAACTCTACTTCAATGTAGCGGTTGCCCAAGGTGCTGCGGCAACTTGCGATGTGTTTGTTTATGGCTACGATTTGACGTTTAATTGATTAGTCAAAGCGTGAAGAAAGCCACTCGGTAAAATGGGTGGCTTTTTTTCTTAAAAAAGGATTATCATGGCTTACAACAGTCCATTTTCACCATTTGGGCCAACAGTTCTAGTTGGAACATCATCGGTGCAAGTTTCGTCATCCAATAACGATCAGCCAACAAGCTATCGGGTAAAAAATATGTTGAGTACGACTCAATATTTTTCGTGGAAACCGCCACAACCAAACAATGCAGTCCAAAGCATCACTGTGACTGCACCGACAGCGGGTAATCCGTCGGCTAATACTATTGGGATGTTGCCGTATTCAGTTGAAATCTTTGGCGGCTTGCCAGGCAACGCATGGTTTGAAGCGGATGCTGCGGGTGCGTTTGAGGTCACTCCAGGGGAAGGGCTATGAGTTTGCGAGCCGTTGCATCATCATTTCAATCGGTCAATTATCAGGGTACTTGGGACGCATCAACCAATGATCCTACATTGACTTCAAGCGTTGGAACAAAAGGGCATTATTACGTTGTTTCCGTTGCTGGATCAACAAACCTAAACGGCATCACTAATTGGGGTGTCGGCGATTGGGCGGTATTCAACGGTTCGGTATGGCAACGTGTTGAAGGTGGTGCTGACGGTAACTTTGTTAACCTTTCAGTCACCGGAACTAGCACATTGACTGACGTAGCTGCTGCGGATTACACATTGTTACCTGCGGGAATTATCACCGAAGCTACAACGGCTCGCACATTATCTGCTTCCGACAACGGTAGAGTAATTTACTGCACTAGCGGATCAGCAACGACTATCACTTGCGCTGCGGGTCTTGGTGCGGGATTTAGCGTAACGATTATCCAAGGCGGTGCGGGTAAAGTGACTGTAGCTGCTGGTGGTCAAACTCTTGTGTCGTATTCGAGCTTGTTTAGCACGATGGGACAATATGCTGTTATTTCTGCTGTTTGCCCTGTTGCTAATACTTTCTTGCTTGCTGGAAATTTGGGAGTTTAAGATGACGGTCACTTTGTCCATTTTTGCAGGTGTTGGCGCACAACTATTTGACAATAATGGTATCCCGTTGGCGGGTGGTAAGTTGTTTACTTACGCAGCGGGAACAACAACGCCTCTTGCGTCTTACACATCCTCAACGGGTCTTATTGCTCATACAAACCCCATTATTCTTGACTCTGCGGGGCGAGTGCCAGGGGGCGAGATTTGGCTTGATTATGCAAGCCTGTATAAATTTGTTGTTAAAACATCTACAGATGTATTGATAGCGACTTACGACAATGTAGGTGGTAGTTTTAATGCTAGTGCGATAATTGCTAATTTTACTGGCAATGGTTCAACGGTTGCTTTTACTTTGGCAAGCAGTCCAGCTAATGAAAATTCAACAAATGTTTATATAAATGGTGTGTATCAACAGAAAAATACTTATTCTGTATCTACCACGACATTAACTTTTTCTGAAGCCCCACCAACAACTTCATCTATAGAAGTTTCATACGTATGATTACCCCATCATTTGCGTTGACAGCTACCGAGCGTGTCTTGCCAAACATGGCGTTAGACTTTACAACTGCTGCGCTTGACCCTAGAGTGACATTTACACGCTCTGGCAATACGGCAACAGTTACAAATTCAAGCGGTGTAATTGCTGCGATCAATGCTGATTTGCCACGATTTGACTTTAACCCTACAACTTTGGTTTGTAATGGGCTGTTAATTGAAGAAGCTAGAACAAACTTGCTGCTAAACAGTTTGATTAACGGTACAAGTCTAACTACTCAATTGGTTACAACAACTGCCGTTGCTCATACTTTAAGTTTTTATGGTACGGGTACGATTGTATTGACCGGAACATCTTCTGCAACTGTTGTTGGTACGGGGGCATATCCATCCCGTAGGACACTAACATTTACGCCTACAGCGGGAGTTTTAACTTTAACTGTAACGGGTACTGTTCAATATGCACAATTAGAAGTCGGCGGATTTGCAACTAGTTTTATTCCGACTGCTGCAACGGCGGTCACCCGCAATGCTGATGTAGCGACAATGACGGGGACTAACTTTAGTAGCTGGTATAACCAAGCTCAAGGAACAGTTGCTGTATCAACTACAACAAAACAAATTACTAAAGAATTTGATTATGCAAATTTTGCACAAACTGGTTCTAATGACAATAGAGTTAGATTATATTGCGCCGTAGGTGGTGCTGTTAACGCTACTCAAATAACAGCCGCCACAACAAGTTATTTTGTTATTGCTGGTGCGCTTGTGTTGGGCGATATTATTGTTGCTACAGGTTATAAA